GGTAAAGCAGGACGTAGGATCTGTTCCCACACACTAGGCTTCATATACGCATATTCGTCCATAACAAGGAACTTTAGGGATACACCACGCATCGTCTCTGGCCTGTCAGCACCCTTCAGTGAGATAGTGCAACCGTTAATAAGAGTGATTTGCAAGTTGTTAATGTGGGATGTTTTAATAACAGGATGTGCTAACTCTAGCAGAGTAGACCACATAATGTCACGAGCCTGCCCCTGAGTCGGTGCAACATAAAACACATGACCACGGTTTGTTTGCAATCCATAGATAATCAACTGCCATGCGGCTAGACGAGACTTACCAGTACGCCGCCCTGCCGCTACAATCTTGAATCGTGTTGGATCGTTAAAGACTTCCTGTTGCCAAGGAAGCAACTCAACATTAAGCTCCATTGATATTTACATTTGGATCTTGTGGAGAAGCGGCACTTGCAGAAAAGAAACTAGATAACTCATCTGCAATCTTCCGACCTGCTTTACCAATACGTAGCTCAGTAATTGAAGGTAAACTTTCTGGAGGAATATCTGAAGCACCACGAACTCGACGCAACCGAATATCATTATCCTTCAAACTATATGAAGATACTTCAACTTTATCGCCTGTGTTACCACCAACGTACCATACTGTGTCGCCTTCAACTTTAACAACAATACCCGCATGAGCAGGTCCAGTATTATATTTCTTTCGCGTAGCTTCGTCATGGAATTTAACCATTATGTCACCGGGCTTAGCTAACTCAGGAGAAACCCCTACGCCTGCTTTGGCATAGGACGAGGCACGTATTTGATTAAAGCTGTCTTGCCCTAGTTCTTCTTGAGGGTTGACACCTGAGTCACGTAGTACCTGTGTAACAAATGCCGCACACCACGGAGTTTCTTTTGCAAACTGTTCTGGTGTCATATCTGCACGCCAGTTACCCACAGCATTATCAAAGAATCCACGTATTGCTTCTGCTCCTTCCTTGTCATCTTCTGACATACCAAGATACTTCATGGCTACACTTGCAGGGTTCTTAGATGCAGCGATGTCTGCTACAGCTTCTACAGGAGGAGGCTCACCAACCTTAATAACATTCTCTTCAGGAACTTCAGATACATCAGCACGCGCAGAAGGGATTAACATATTCACTAATCCTGCTCCTATGTCTCCTATTGCGCCAAACATACTGTCTACCATGCTAGACTCTTCTTCCACAGGAGGAACAACCTCAGCAAGGTTACGTGGCTCTACAGGTGCAGGAGCATCAAACTCTGATTCCAAGGAAACAACTTCATCCTCTGGTGTATCAGGTAGGAGAATGTCTTGACCTGCACGGATCATGTTAGGGTTTGTAATCTCTGGGTTCAATGCTAGGATCTGTTCCAGAGTTGCGCCTTGATTCTGTGCGATCTTACCTAGAGTATCGCCTGCTTGTACTTTATACGCCACGCATTATCTCCACGAGTTCTTCGCCACGGCGTTTAACCTGACGATACCACTTTGAATCTACCATCTCATCTGCGGCCTTGGAGTAGTTCCCCTCATTGACAGCAGTAATCATATTCTTAAACTTACCTAAGCGTGAACGCCCTAGATTAAACGCCATGTTCACTAACACACGCTGTACATCTTCAGGATGTGAGCTAAAGTTTAGGAACAATGCACTTGCATCTACGCAAGCGGCGTTACAATCATCATGGAATACTTGGAGGATACGCTCATCAGTCACTGGTGTACCAACAGGCCACGTATGTTCCATATCATTTTCCGTAACCATGTGACCAATCCCAAAGGTAGGGTAGTTCTCAGAACATAGATAGATTTCTGTTACGTATCCTTCGTGTTTAACAAGGTCTTCCTTGATGACATCAATCAGATTCGGGGGTAACATCAATTATATCCTCGTCATTTGTGATTACAGTTTCTCCACCTACACCAGTGATGGTAATAGATACAGCAGATCGCCCCATATTGTTTTTATCTTTCTCGAAATAACTAACGGGTAACATACGATCCAT